CAGAAGAACGTCCACCGAATGTCTTTAGTGGTGCACCAGCTGGACGAAGGTTTGATAGATCCCACTTTGGAATTTCTCCTGCATAAAGCAAAGAAATAAGCATACGTAATGCCTTTGACCAACCTTCCTTAGAATCACGAACTGTAATCATAGTATCACAATCAAATAGCTGTTCTGGAATTTCTGGTAGCTTGTTTACATACTGACGCTCAACCGAAAAACCAACACCTGTGCCATTCATAAGAATGCACATAGCTTCATCAAATGCCTTGGGATCGTCGATTGGTAGATATGAACAATTATAACCAGCAACGTTGTCACGATCAAGAGCTTTACCGGCAGTCATCAATGCACGCATCGATGGCATAACTTCTAGATTATAAATAGCGTCAAATACTTCTTTCTTTAACTTTTCATCATCAATCTTAACCTTTTCAAACATATAATCAACATAACGTTGAACAGTTTCGTTCCAATGTTCTCGACGATTCTTTTCTGGAAGGAATCTAGCGTAGCGGCTCTTATGTATATACTGCTGGTAAACGTTCATGTCTGTCATTCTACTGCCTCTTTGTTCTTAAAAATATATTTTTTCTTTTCTTCGTTCGTCCATAATAGAGCAGCATATGGATGATGCTGATCAAATAGTTGTAGATATTCTTCTTCTGTAATAACACGATGTGAAAAAATATTCTCCTCAATGTGTTCTTGCGCAAACTCTTCTAATTTAGTTTCCTGATTTAAAGAGTCAATGACATCATCAAGTGCATATTCTGGTGGATCATTATCAGTAAGTTCCACAGCATATATATGCCTGAACATAGACACGGTTTCAACGAGAACTATTTTACTCATCACCAAAACCTCCACCAAGGTTCTTTACAGAGTTGTTCAATTTTTTCAACACCGTATGTCGCTTCTAACTCTTCTGGTGTTGGAGGAGTCGGATACCAATATTCTTCCAATGATGGGAAGTGCTTTAGAATCTCTTGCTGTGCTGCTAGTGCAACCTCACGATGTTCCTTTTGTGTGCCTTCTTCTGCACGAACATCAATGTAATGAATCCACGAACGAAGCGTCCCTGCCATATATAGACGAGTAGAAGTTAGACCTTCTGGAAGAATTGCTCTGGCTTGCTCTTTTGCCAGACCCATCACAATCATTTCTTTGTATGCTTCTTTTGATTTCTGTGTGACTTCTCTTTGCCAGAAACCCCAAAGATTCTTCACTTCATTATCATCCGCATTATCACCTGTAATCTCAATACTATTCTGACGGTTCTTAGCATCCTGCAATCGTGCTTCTCTCGTTACGAATGCCATGTCCTTGGTCGGATCAGCATAACGCTGTGAGAACTCTTGGAATGAGAATGAACGGTGACGAATGATCTGATGCGAGATATCACGGGTTGTATTGATTTCCATTGTGATAGACACCATCTCAAAAGGACTCCAGTGCTTATGCTCAATCAGATACTTTAGAAGTTTAGGTGCAGTTAGTGTGTTATTCTGATTAGATGGATTAGAAACTCTTGCTGTATAACAGATAAACTCTTCGGCAGTCATAGGGCGGATTTGTCCAAACAATTCATCGCTTGGCGGAAGTGTTATCGTTGGTTGTGTAATAGCAATAATTTTAGCGTCGTTCATCTTCTAACCTTTCAATCAATTCTTTGATCATATTCATCCATGCTTCTTTGTGTCCGAACTGATAGAATTTTTCATCATACCAGTTGCCACCGTTTAGTTTGTTAGCAGCCCATTTTGCAAGTTCTTCAATCTTAGCGTTGTTCATTTGTTACTCTTTCCATTATTAAACGATTCTTTTTCAACAATCCATAACTTCTTCTGCTCATAGTTATGATAATATTCTAGGACATGATCTATAGCAGCCAGAAACTCGACATCAACCCATTTCTCTCCACCTTCGTCCGGAAGAGGATCAGCATTGAGACGATACGCCTCCTTTAGAGAAGCAATGACAATAGCATCAGTTTGGTCATGGTCTAGTTCAATATTGTATTTCATTATCTTTCTCACCAGTTCTCTGTCACAAACTGTTTGTCCCAACAATGAGCATATCGATCATTGTGAAACACTAGAACTATCCCGTCATACATGAAGCAGTAGTTCATCACTCACCTTTTGGTTCTGGGAACATTTCTTTCGCTTGTTCGTAAGCCTTATCTACCAGATGATTTTTTTCTATAACATAGTTACTTGCTACATACCAAAGTTGTTTTTCAACAATGATCTTACCGTTCTTTATTAGCTTCTCAGGAATAGCCGAAGAACTGCAACTATGTCTCCAAGCGCTTTCTGCTTGGATAAGAATATCATACCAGTTGTATGATGGTGGAACGTTCTCTGCTCTACCATTCGAAAGAATAATCACATATACATCGTCAGTCATTTCTATCTCCTCCACGTTGACCTCCTCTATATTTGTCTGGCCATCAGAAAATATCCTTTACGTCTTTGAGACCCTCAAGGTATTCATCAAATATCTTTACCATATCTTCCTTAACCAACTCTCGGCACTTCTTTATGATAAGAAGATATTCATTTTGAACCTTATCATGCGAGAGTTCAACATAGTCCGTAGCAATGAAATTGACTAGTTGTTCATACTTACGAAGACGCTCGATTTCATCAGCGGCTTCTTCAGAAGTTTGCTGATCGTATCCATTGAAAAAGCATGGTTCACGCAGTCGCTTCACAATATCTTCACTCATTCCAAGAAACTCCCTATGTCTGGCGTTACCAAATCTAAACAAGGAACATAGAACTTCGCATACGTCTTATCTACATATCCTATAACTTTAGGTTCTATACCTCTTCTCCACCCGATCCACTCGTCTGCGGAAGTATTATAGTATATCGCTTTGTAAAAACAATCATTCATTTCGTTATTGAAATAGTATGTGTAATAGTATCCAGATCGGTTAGGTTTGGCATCAGGATACTTACTCCACGTATAGGTCATCAGTCTTTCGCCTTCATCCTCAAGAAAGTGGTGACAGCCTTTTCTTCACACGGTTCACTTATATATGATAGTATCGCACCATGCCTCATCATCAGACCATTGAATTTGCGATACTCTTCATAGAAATGCTCGTATTCATCTTTATGAACCCATTCCTCTGTGGTCTCTGAAAACATTCGGATACACCTATAATCTGTCAGGTCAAGTTTTTCGTTATTCTTAGCGAATGTTAACTCTGCCATATCCGAATCTTCACACTTTCGCCTTATCATAACATACTCCGATTCTGCTTTATTCTTGGTCATGTGTAGGCTCCTTTCCACTAAAAATATACACAATGCTTCGTCATTAGTCAAGAACCTCTAGAATACGCTGGCGCTTTTCTTCAAACTGTTGACAGGTCATCTGAAACAGTTTTTCAAGAGCATCTAGTTTAGATTGAGTTTCTGCTTGATTACGCAAGGCTTCGTCACGCTCTTTAGCCACATGCTTCAATGTAGCGTAATGGCCATTACGCTCTGAAATGGCGGCATCGAGGTCGGCTTCGGCTTTGTCAGCCCGCAAAGCATCGGGGCGACTACGCCACTCTACGACTTCCTTTGTCAGCATCTCACATCGCTCATTGGCTACGGCAAGGTCGGTACGGAGGCGGGTGATTTCGTCGGCAACTTTCTCAGACACGTAATGCCCCGTCTTGTCTATGTCTACGACGACTAGTCCATGTGGACCAAGGCGTTCCCGTAATTTTTCGACTTCCTCATTAGCGGCATCGAGGTCGGCACGAAGTTTCTTTACAAGTTTCTCTATTTGAACTACTGAGTCTGTAATCGATCCGTCATTAGGTGCTCCCATTAGTTCAGCATTGACTGAAATCAAATCAGTGTAATGCTTCTTAAACTCATTGGCTGCGGCGAGTTCGGCACGAAGCCGCAGATTTTCCTCATATACGCTTTCTCTTACTTGCTTCAATTGCTGCTGATGAATGTCATTCATCACTGTTCCCCCATAATCCAAACATATCCATCACTATTAAGATCAGAAATACACAGCCAAAAACAACATAACATTTGACAAACTGTTCTTCGCTCATTAATTGTCTCACAATTTAACTTTTATTCCCAAAAGTTCTTTTGCATGTTCAATTGCTTCTTCAATTGCTTCTAAGTATGCAAGCTTGCGTTCATCAGATTCTTTATTTTTAATAAGAGTTAAGACAAAAAGAATCTTCTTTAGCTTATTTGTTTCTTCATCGGTCATTTCTTATATTCCTTTGGATCACCCATCAATTCGTCATAAGTGTCATCAATAATTGGATCGAGTAAATCTGACTCTAACTGTTCATAAATGCTATCATACAAGTCTTCGCCTTCTGGAACATCAATAAGATACGTCTTCCATCCAGCAACTTTTACATCGACAAGATATTTTGTCATGGTACAATAACCTCATAGGTCTGATCAAAAATAGCAGGAGCGCAAGGATAAAACTCACCAGCAATTCCCTTAATAATATAATCTCCAACACGTGCTGTCATAATGCCTTCAAGTGTAAGAATTTTAATCTTTGTTGGTTCGAAATTATCATCACGAAGAATAAGTAAACCACCACACCAATCTGATAATACTCCAGCATTATCCTCTGTTAGTTGATGTGCTTCTACATCAACTGGCTTCTTACGAACTTTCATTATATATTCTCCATTGTTAAAAGTCAAGTTTTATAAATAAAGCGTAGGTCACGAGATTGCAGTCTCTACCTACTCTACCGCTAAAGAGGAGCGACAGCATGAATATTTATTACGTATACGCCTACCTAAGATCATCAGATAATACTCCATATTACATTGGTAAGGGAAAAGATAAAAGAGCTTTCTCCAAACAACATGGTGTTTCTGTTCCAAAAGACAAATCCAAAATTGTATTCTTAGAGAGCAATTTAACAGAAATTGGCGCCTTAGCATTAGAACGCAGATATATCAGATGGTATGGCAGAAAAGATTTAAACAATGGTGTTCTCCATAATAAAACTGAAGGAGGAGATATGCCGCCTGTCAGATCCGGTCCTGTGGGTCCATATGGTCCGTATAGCATAGAAGATCGTATTAAAAAATACGCTTCTAGAAGAGGCAAAAATCCTGCTCACTCGCTTCGAATGAAAGGAAGACCTGCTTGGAACAAAGGCGTAAAAACTGGCCCTCGTGGTCCTATGTCCGAAGAACATAAAGCAAAAATCTCAGCATCAAAGAAATCTAAACTCTCTTCCACTGATTCAACCTTAATTGTGCCGGTAAATCACGATAGGTGTTAGTTTTGATAATATGTTCAATAAATTCAGAACTCATACCAGATAAAACCATATCGTTAATATCTTTTTGATCTAAATTATCGGGCCAAATACACACAGAGTAACCATTAAGAATAGCCTTTTCCATTTTCTTAACGGTCTCTTTAGAATATTTCTCATTATCATACACAATTGTCAACCTAGATTTATCAAAATCTGTTACTGCACTAACGAGATCACCTCCAGCAGTAGCAATACTATTAGGAACAAACATACTGTCAATCGGACCTTCAAGGACAGGAATAATTCTGTTACGATCAACAGTGTCCAAGCCATAAAGTTTAGGTATTGATTGATTAAGAACAATTGTAATATATTTAACTGTTGAAGATCCCAACGTTCTCCCTTGGAAGGCATGAACAGTCTTATTACTATCAAGAAAAGGGATAAGAAGTCTTGTCTCATCTTTAGCCAGAGACTCAGCTGAAAACTTGTTGGGAACCAAATTATTAGTAAAATGCTTAAAATTAGGACATGCAAATAACTTGGCGTGATATACATTAGGTATCTTTCTCTCCACAACAAACTTTTTGATTGGATCAAATGGCGAAAGCTGAGATACTTTCTTCAATCCTTTCAATGGTCCGGAAGTCATATAAACTGGCTTCCGCATTTTCTCTACGAACTTTTCGTAATCATCTTGCTCAGGCGTTTTCTTATCAGCCAGCTTTTCTAACTGATACTCATTATATAAGTTGACATCAAGCATCTTAATAAAGTTGGGAATTCCCATTGTAGCATTACAGTTGTGACAATGGAACAACATCTTGCCATCCTTCTGGTAGATGTATCCTCGTGCTTTATTCTGATGACTTTCGGAATCCCCGCATACAGGACAGCGGAAGTTGTAAAGGTTTGGACCCTTACGTTTAAACTTTTCTAAACGAGTAGAAATAATACCGATATACTTGTGAGCCAGCCAATCCATAATCTATCCTCATAATGACCTCATATATGATTATACTGGCATTTTCAAAAAAGGCAAACTGTTTTTTAACGAGCCATCAATTTCATAACATCGCCCCAATTGGCCAAAATAAAAGCAGCAAGGGCAAATCCGCCGCCATACACCCACATCATTTTTTCTAGATCATTCATCTTTTTAGAAAATTTATCAAAACATTCATCTAGCTTTTCGCTAATTTTAGCGTCTTCTTTTTCAATTGTTTCATAAATTTTCTCTTCACGAGTATCAAATTCATCTCTTCTTTTTTCTAAAATAATTTCTAAGCTATCAGTAATTTTCTCTTGTTGAGTCAAACGTAGTTCATGAACTGCGATCATTTTATTAAGATCAGCAGATATATCAGTTAATTTAGAGATAGCATCTTCTAGTTTATTTTGTTTCAATTCTAGATTGTTGCAAGTCTTCTCGTCCATTAGTTCTGATCTTTCCTTGTTTCTGCTCTACGTTCTCTCTTGAACGCAGCTTTAAGACCAACAATGTCTCTTAGCTTCTTCTTTTTGTATAGAGCTGACATAGGGTTGAATTTTTTATTGCCTCTGTCCATATCAATCAATGGACTATAGGTTTGAATACCAGCACCTGGACCACCGGATCCCATTACGTTGGCTGGCATAAGAGATTCAGTCTCTGCGATGTTTGATGAAGTTGGTTTTTGATTAAATACGCTAGGGTAGGTTGTATTAAATTTTCTCATTACTCTTCCTGCTATAGCGTTAGCTTCGTCTTCTCTGTATTGTTCGCCTTTTTTACCCATCTGTGTTTGCTTAATATGAATAAGCTCGTGGGCAATAGTGCGCATAATGTCGCCAGGATGGCGCTCTGTTATACGAACATATATTTCGTTGCCATTAGAATGACCGAAGGCTGCTTTTGAATTTTGTGACTTACCTACGAAATGAATCTTTGGTAGTTTTGTAAGGTTTATTTCTTTTGCCGCAAACTTTACAAAGTTTTCTAATTGTTTTATTATACTTTGCATTAAACTTCCCTTAGTTTTGCGACAATTTTTGCATCCATTTCAATTAAATTTGTGTCAATTGTTTTTTCATTATTTACATTGTAAATATAATCTGGTAATATGTTAAGCATTATCAAAAAAGGTTTAATGTATTTCATCTGAGGTTTCATTTTTAAATATAAAATTTTACAAAGAACCTCAGGTCCAAAACAATTATTTAAAATAATAATATGGTTAAGTATCAAACGTTCTTTCAACTCACCATATTCAGTATATCTTGTAATTAATTTTTTAATATATTTTAATCTATTAAGATCTTCTAAAAAATCTTCAGTAGAAACATATCTTGCGTTATCATAATGTGAAGCGCAATATAATAAAAAATTTTTATCAGTCAAATTTTCATTCATTACCAGGTGCTAAGTGCTGCTCTTTTCCATGTGTTATTAGCAACGCACACATAGATATAAGAATCGTTATAACGAATAGTTCCGGCAATACCTGTTGTATTAGCAGTTGCCGGAACAGTTCCTGTTACTAGATTAGCAGCAAAAATGTTTGCATTTACTGTGCGAACAGATGGAGCTCCAGAAGGATCTCGGAGGACTAAGACTCTATCTGAAGAAGCTACATTAGCAGCAGTTGGTAATTGCGAAACTTTTTTGCTGTTATCTGTCATATATCACCTATTAAGTATTAACAGTTAGTGTAGCAACGCTTGAAGTGACGTTTGCTGCTCCAGTTGCCTGAAGAAGAACACGGAACTGTGCGCCAGTTGTGAAGCTATTAGCATGGACAGTAAGATTGGCTGTTGTATTGCCAGTTGTTCCTGCAGCAGCGTTAACGAAGCCAGAACCTGTATTAGCTTGCCAACGATAAGAAATTGTTCCGCCAGCTGGTCTTGTTGCAGCAACAGTAAAGATAACACCAGTGTTATTTACGTTTGAAGTTGCATTAATTGTTGTATTAACAGGCTGTGTGTTAACAAGAATAACGTAATCAGGCATTGATACGTCGTCCGAAGCATCAGTAGTAATACCACCAGCTACTAGAACTTCTGTCATAACACGGCCAGCACGTCCTCCTGAACCTGCAGTGCGAAGAACCCAACCAGTGTGGGTGATTCCTGGATTGGCAGCAACTTCGTTACCATCAACACCAAATTGTCCAACTGTTACGCCATCAATAAAAGCGTTAGCTGTTGTGTTACCGAAAAGATTGTCTCTGTTTGCACTGTTTGGTGCTAGCTTTACGCTTGTTGGCGCAAAGATAGTTGAATTAGAAGCAGTGTCTTGATTACCCCATAATGGCATTTGTATTCCTCCTAAAGAATTTATTTTATTTATTAATTCCCAAATCCTGTCATATCATTAAGATAGTTAGACTTGGTATTGTGATGTTTAATTAAATCGCCATCTTTGACAATTTCATAATGTGTTTTTTCTTCAACCTTTTCTTGAAAAGGAATAGTTCTAACTATTTTTGAACGTAAATTGTCAAAGGAATTGGTGCTGGAGGCAGGAAGAACTTTTGGTTCTTCCTTTTTTTCTGCCCCAACAATAATATTCTTAGCAAAGATAGGCATCAGACCTTTAGTCCTTCTGCGCTATCATGCATTTTATTAACAGCTGTCTGACGATCAGCTGGCTTTAGACCCTGAAGATGAGAAACAATTTTTCTACCCATTGCTGGTGTAATCTTTGATCTCGAACCATCATTGTGAGTAAAGTCAACAACGTTACCAGCAGCAGCACGCCCTGCCTCTACCTGAATATGCTTACGTGGATCACGTTCAGTTGTTTCAGGTGTTGGGTTCTTCTTTGGGCGACCTTCTTCAAGAGTTTCTTCTGGTAGATTTGCCTTAGCATGCGAACCAAGACGGTCAGCAATTCTACGCTTCATTGAATCCTGAGTGGACTTTTTTACCATACCCTTTCTTTCGCCTTTAGTGGCAACATCTGTTCTTGGACGACCACGACCGCCTGAAAGCGGATCATGACCAAATGAACGAACAGAAGGAGTGTTTCCGTATCCTTCATCAACTTCAACTTCTTCTTTTCTGATTTTCTTACCACTTTCAGCTGTCGCAGTAACATCGTTCTGTGACATCTTATCTGAAGTAGAATCTGCCCCTATAGCGACTTCAGGTCTATTTGGTGCTACAGAGGCTTCAAGAAAAAAAGAGTTAATATGGTCGATTTCTGCCTGTGAGAAAGTAACTTCTTCCTTAACTCTTGTTGGCTTGCCATTCATAGTGACATCGCCTGAACCTTGAACTGATGAATCAGTCTTAGGAGCAGTTGGCTTTGGCATAGAAGTTTTCTTTTCAGGTGTAGATGTTACATCACCACCACCCTGATATGAAGGATCGTTTGGATCAGCCTTTACGCCTTCCGCCATCTTACCAGCTGCCTTAGCAGCACGGAAACGTGAACCCCAAACTTCGTCCTTTGGTGACTCTACCTTGCCGTCACGGTCATAGTCTTTCTTAGCCTTCTTAGCAGCTTCGAACATGTTTGCTGGGTTCTTAGCCTGTAGGTCTAGGAATGCTGCAATTAGTGGGCTATTTTCTTCTGCCACTTTTTTCTTACCACCACTTTCTTTTTCTAGTGTTCTCTGTTGTGCTACTGGAGTTCCAGAAAGCATTGATGAACTACTTGATGTGGATGGAGCAGGTGTTGGTGTGGGCGCTGCAGAAGTAGTTGGCCCTTTATCAATTTTTGGAATATCAGAATCCCAAGACTTAGTTGTATTTGGGCTTGTAGTAGTTGTTTGTGCTGGTTTATCATAACCAGCAGAAACTGGATCTTTCCAAACAGTTTTTTGCTCTGGCTTCTGTAAGTTAATTGAAGCGCCAGCACTAATTTTGTTAGGATCTTTGATATTTGGGTTTTGTTTCATAATATCAGCAACAGAAAGTCCAGATCTCTTACTAAGAGAAGATAAAGTATCTCCTCTCTGGATCATAGAGCTACCAGTTTGCCCTGGACGACGTGGTGGTAAAGGCATTGCTTCATTAATTTCGTTTTCTTCTGACATTTTAGTTTTTCCTTTTTTAGAATATCCGCTTTCTGATTCTGCGCCCTTTGGATCGAAGGCGTCTGCTGTTTTGTTCCAAGCTCTGCTACTGCTTGTTGAAACAGCTGAAACCCATTCCTTAGCACCTTCTCCTGCTCTAGAGACATTTCCTCTCATCAAAGAACCAATAGTTTTACCTAGAGCTTCTGGAGCCTTTGGTGCTGGGGAAGTTTGTGATGCTTCTGGAGCCTTTGATGTTTCAGCTGGCTTTGGAGTTTCAGGTGTTTTTGTGACTGTAGGAGTTGCTGCTGCCTTTGGCGCACTTACGTCAACCTTTGTCTGTTTGCTCATAGAAACATATTTTTCTTGTGGCTTTTTAGTAGTTCCTGTTCCTTGAAGGTTTGTCTGATATTTCTTACCTTGGAATTCAAACTGACCAGATGTCTTTGCGCCTTTTGCTTCAGCAGCCTTACGAGCAGCAGCAAACGCCTGACCAAAAGTTTGTGGTTTTGCAGCTTCTGGAGCTTTTGGTGTTTCAGCTGCCTTTGGCTTTTCTGCTTTCGGCTCGTCCTTTGTAAACTTTTCAGTAGGAGGATTGACTGCTCCTTTAGTGAATGCATTATAACCAGCATAACCTGCACCAGCTGCAAGTCCAGCTCCAGCAACAGCTTTACCAAAATCTTTGATAGTTGATTTTGGAGCTTCAGGGACATTAGGTGTTGTTGTTTTTGGCTTTTCTGCCTTAAGATCAATTGTTGGTGGTTCCTTTGGAGCCTGTTTTGCTTTACCAACCAGATCTTCTCCGCCATGCGGCATAGGGCGTATTGGTGCTGATTTTGGAACTTTTGCTGCACCACGACCAAATAGCTTAAAAACGTTTGGCGCTTCCATAAGTTCTGCATTTCTTTGAACTTCAGCAAGAGCTTCTTGAATTGTTTTTTTGTCAGACATTTTAGATCCTCTGAATTATTTCAACTATTTATTTTTATGAAATTGTTTAAAAGATTTAATCTTTTTACCACCACTTTCTTTTTCAATAGTGGTTTTAACCTTTCTATAATTCAAAGGTTCAGAAGTTGGTTCTGGAGCTTTTGGTGTTTCAGGCTCTGCTGGTTTTGGTGTTTCTGGAGCCTTTGGCGTCTCTGGTTCATCGTCTTTTTGTTGATCGCGAGCAATACTAGCACCAGTAGCCGCCCAACCCAATGGCCCAGGAAGAACTGCTCCAGCTGCTGACAATGCAGCGCCTGGATAATCTCCTTTTTGATATTTTTGATAAGCGTCATAGCCTTGAATTGCTGTTGCAGCTGGCCCTAAAAATCTACCAACAGTTTTAGCAGCACCCTTAACAACGTCCCAAACACCTTCATCAAGATTTTCTTGACGTGAATTTTTCATATCATTGATGAAATCTTTGAAATCTTTATTGGTTGTCATTTGGCATTTTCCTTGTTTCTACATCTAGAAAATTGTTCTTTGGGTTTGGACCAATAACAACTTCAGTATCATTTGGATAAATAAACTTTTTTTCTTTACCCATACCGCTTTCAGTTTCAACTCTTGGCTTCATTGCCTTTTCTTTTTTGGCTTCATCAATTACATTTTTGATTATTGCCAATCTTGAAGTCTTTTCTTTAGCAGACTTAGGATCAGAATCCATACGACCAACATATTCAATTGACTTACGATCTCCAGCATCTTTTCTTGGCATGTTCTGAATCTTCTTTCTCAATTCAGAAGCAACTTCTTCTTTCATATGTCTTTTTGCGTGATGAATGTGAGAAGCTACTGGCACTTTTTTTGATCTGAAATCAAAAGCGTCTTTTGTTGGCATTGAACCCATGCCTCCGATAAATGGAGGAATAAATGGTGCCAATTTTCCAGCAGTTTTTGCTATTCCAGGAATAGCTGCCTTTACGGCTGGTTCAACAGCTGCAAGTTTTGGTGATGTTTTAACATCAGGGTCAGCAAGTTTAACATCTTCTTTACCAGGTGCAGCAAGTTTAGTATCTACCTTTTCTGGCGAAACCAATTTTGGTTCAGTTTTAGTGTCTACCTTTTCAGGTGCTGCTAATTTTGGTTCAGTTTTAGTATCAACTTTTGCTGGGACTTCAGTCTTAGGTTCAACAACAGTCTTGGGTTCAACCTTAGCTGGAACTTCAGCTTTCTTTGGTGGTATAACTTCCGGAACTCCAGCTTTTGGTTTAGCTGGCATTCCTTTTGGTCTGAAAATAGCAGGAAGTTTAGCTTCTGGAGCTACTTTAAGTAGCAATTCTGCAGCGTTTTTTGCTATTGGATCAGCGAAATCAAGTTTTGATTCGCTAACTCTATTAATGCCTGCTCTTTCTTTAGCAATAGATCTTTGTCTTGAAGCGTTTTCGGGAGCCTGTGAATGACTTCCTTCGCCAGCTGGTGGCTTAATATGAGGTGTTGTAGTTCTTATTGATTTAAATTCATTACCTTGAAACTTGTCTGTACCAATAGCACCAACAACTGCTTCATCAGTTTTCTTTTTCTTTCCGTCTTCTGTATGAAGTTTAGGTTCACCACCAGTACCGCTGCCAGCCAATCCACCGACATCTTCATCAACTGGTTTGCTATCTTTAGCGCCGAATGAAGATTCGTATTCTTTTGATACAACTTTACGAATAGAGTGTTCTAGGCTACTCTTTTTGCCCTTAGAAGCCTTGCCCTCTCTTATATCTCTGATGATGTGTTCTAAACTTCTCATTTGTTATGCCTTTATAAACGATCTTAGCATCCAACCATGCTTCTGATGAGCAGTTAGACGATCCTGTAACATATTTGATACAGCGTAATGTTTATGCTTTTCACATAATTCGTATGCAGAAGTAAGAGAAGCAATAACTCTTTCGTTATCAGAAGCAAGCTTGCTGATCATAACTAGACCATCAGGAATATTAGTTGCTTCTTCAATAGTTGTTAGTTCTAAAAATCTTTTCATAGAACCAGGAGAAAATGCATCAAATGTTCTAATAGATTCAGCAATTAAATCTATTGCAGGATTTAACTCTGCATACAAAGCACCAAAGAAAGCATGGTAATCAGAGAAATGCGGACCTGTTACATTCCAGTGATAATGCTGAGCCTTTACAGCAAACACGTATGTGTCAGCTAATGCTACCTTTAATGCTTCAACTGGTTCAATCTTGCCAATCATTATTTTTTCTTTCCTGATTCAGTTTCGCTCTTTACGCTTGTAGCAGTTGGTGACTTAACGTATGGTTCGCTCTTAACGTTAGTCTGGAATTCTTTACCACCATATTCAAACTTACCACCTGCACCACCTTTTTCTGCTCTAGCAGCCTGGAATGCCTGACCACGTGAGAAATATTCTGGTCTTGATGGTGGAGTTGGAGCATCAACCTTTGGTCTTGGTGCTTCTGCAGCTGTTGGAGCACTAGCTGATTTGCGTGTTACCTGCTGCTTTTCATAATCATCAATAGAACGACCCTGAGACTTGAATGGGTTATACTTCTTCATAACATCCTGTCTCTGGAACTCTGACATCTTTTCGCCAGCTGGAGTTGGTTCCATAACTGCCATAGCAGCGCCAGCAGCAGGACCCATTGCTGTTTTAGCAATCTTTCCTAATACACCGCCAGCAACCTTTTCAGCTGCAGCTGGAATAATTTTTGATGCTGCTTTCTCACCTGCTTCTCTACCAGCTGCAGACATTCCCTTTTGAACAGAAAACTTTGATGCTTCCATTCCTCTATTAGTAACGGTTGGCTTTACGCTCATAGAACCACCTGTGCCTACCATTCTTCCTGATGGTGGGGCTGGTGGGGCTGCTCTTGCAGGAACGTTTGTTGAAGAAACTTTCAATGATCCGCCCTGAGAAGCATTCATTCTAGCAGAAACTGGTCTTGCAGGTGCGGCTCTTTGAACCTGAACGCCACCACGCATTGCTCCTGCGCCAGAACCCATTCTTCCGCTAGTTGTAACTGAACGACTAAACTGTCTCTGAGGAGCAGCACGAGTAATTGATGGACGCTCGATCTGCGGAGGCATGTCCATTGCTATTTCTTTGATGACTTTCTTAATAATGTCTATATGTCTCTGGTCCATTTGATTAATTCCTTACTCGCAGTTCCACTTACGTAGTGCTTTGTTGATTCTTGAATCTGGATCTCTTGCAGTCTTAGCAGATGTAAGTCTCTTCTTCATGCCACCCATACGAGCGCAGAATGACTTACGGCGATTATACGCCTTGCTTCCCTTCTTTAGTTTAGAAGGCTTAGTTGTAACTGCTGTTTGTAACTTTGAACCTGGATTTTCACGACGATATGCCATGACACCAGCCTTTGTTAAACCGCCTGTTGGGTTCTTATATTTTGAATCCTGCCAATCTTCTTCAAGTTCGTCCATAGCATCAACAATTTCAATTGCTTCACGAACTACTCTTTTAACAATTTGGCCAGGAGTTTCTTTTTTATAGATAGCAACTAATTCGTCAGAACCAATAAATCTTGAAGTTGGATCCTCTGAATCTGTTGAATGTTTTTCCGCATCTTCTTCTTTTACAGGGACGCAGTTTGGAACTTTTTTACCGTTTTTCATCTTCATGCCAACGGCTTCATAACCTTTCCAGCATGCTTTTTTAAGATCTTCGTCTAGTTCCACAGCGAAACCTCCTGCAATGAATGAATTTACTCTATCGAATGCAAATGAATTCGCATTGCCGCCGAATGATTCGGTCCAGCAATTATAACCTCTACGATATACTTCTTCAAGAATATCGACTGAGTAACCTGAATTTTGGGATTTTTTATAAAGGGATAATTTGGCCTTGTCAGTGAGTACGACAGACTCGCCTAGCTGAGTTTCAAATGAATTAAACTTTTTCATATGGAGTTTCCCTTGGGCTTTCCAATTATATGCGAGGTCTGGCGTACCCTTTTTACTCGCACTGACGTTTTATTTATAAAAGATCTTATCTTGAGATTTCTTCCCAATCCATAGATGCGTATATATCAGCGCCCGCAGAATCTGCTGCAGCAACTAATGTTAACTCATAAGAACTAGAAGTTAGACCGTTTCTTTCTAACTGAAACTTGAATAGTGCTTCTTTTAAAATATCAACAGGACTTGAACCCTGATTAGAACCATTAGTCCATCCAGAAGCCAAAATTCTACCACCAGCGAAACTTGTTCCTGTAATATTATATTCAACAGCAGAATCATCTCCTGCAGAAACCCATGTTCCGCCTGTAGTTGCGCCAGAAGCTACAACTCTCCAATTATAATTAGCATTGTTGGTTATTGCTATTAATGATAAAGCAGTAAGAATAACAATACCGTCAAGTCTATCTGGAGAAGCCTTCAATCTAATTGAGACAACTGGATAGTATGTATTAACTGTTGTCAAATCTCTTGGCGCCCCAATAGCTGTTCCAACTGCTTGTTGAAGACCTCTTAGTTCATATCCGCCTTCAGAAATAACAGTGGAACATACTTGTTTTAGAGTTGTATTACTTGCAGTTACGCCTGTATTTTTAATTTCATATCTCAATGGAAGAGATGCTGTGGTCATATATGTTGTGGTAACAAAATTAGCATGGTGAAAGGAATGACAGTGAATGAATTTACCGTCAATAACAAAACCACATCTTACTGTACCTAAACCAAGCCATTCAATATCAATGAACATAATTTGGGCTTTGGTTAAATCCAAAGTTATGCCAGATGGACTTGAAGCGACCTGACCCAACAGAGTGTCCATATTCCAATCAGACTGTGCTACTCTTGTCTCTTGCATTACTCCTGTTGATAAAGATCTTTCGACCAAATATGCTGTATTACCTACCAACTCAAAATAGATACCATTGTTAGCGCCATAATATCCTACACGCTGACGAACATTTGCCTTTGGTTGCATAACAAATGTCTGTAGAATTTGTAATGATTTACCAGGCTGATAAGAAAACACTTTAGTTGTTTCACGAATAATTTCTGCATTATTTGCTGTTGATACGTTTAGATTTACAAGACCTTCATTGGTAGAAAAAGCATAAGTTCCACCAGCAGTGTTTGAAGTCGACCACAAGTTATTATCGCGATAACGATGAGAAGAATCAAAAAGTGTTAAAGGGGTTGAAACTCTGGCTCTACCAAAAGCATCAACAGCAACTCCAGAAGGATTGGCAGCGCCAACCATATTTCCATATTGATCAGCAATTTGCACAACTTCAAAAAGAGTTTTATTATCGCCTAAAAATTGATGTGTATCTTTACGAAACTGTGCCATTACTTTTTCTTTCTATTTTTTAAATAATCGCCATTTGGGTCTTCTTCATAGTAAGCTAGAGTTTTATCCCTAGTATTTTTATGAGGATTAAATTCTTTAAACCCAATCAAATTGTGCTGACTGTCTTTCATCATCTTCATTAATGCGCCGTTTTGTTTATCTTTTGCCAAAGCATTAGCGCCAATATATTGTTGTAAAGGATTATCTTGAACTGCTGGATTACCAGAAACATCACCAAATCCTCTTACCATTTCACCACCAGCAACTGTTTCTTCTTTTAACTTCTTTTTAGCTGGTTTTACTGGTTTTGCTGGAGGTTGTGCGTTACGAATATCATTCATAAGCGAAGCTGCTTGTTCATCAGTCATACGACTTGGTGCGCCTGCACGGAATCCTTCAAAATTATTGTTTCTTGCATGAATTCTTTGACCAGTTCCGGAAACGCCCTCTACACCTTCAGCGTCAGGGTCACGCCCGCCAGCAGAATGAACTGTAATATTCATATCAGTACCATAATGACCATGTGGGCCATTAATACCCTTATATTGATTTAATAGTTTGTTGAACTGATCAACTCTATCTTGACCCACTACAACGTGTAAGTTTCTCACGCCCTTACCATAAAGGTCAGAAACATGATTCATAATGTTAGGTCGTTCCGGAGAAGAAGTTGATACATTAGCTCCGGGAAATGCCAATTTAGCGTGTCTCAACTTTTGTTCACCTGTTAATGGATTCTTATCACCATCAAAAGAGTGTGAAAGAACTATGCTATGACCAGCGTCTAAATTTTTAGCAAGATCCATAACATGATTCACCACACGTTCATGACCAATCGTTGGTGGATTGGCTCTCATAAATGTCATAACATGAGTTGAACGATCAGACTCTATTAGATAATTACTGAAGTTGAGCTTCTGCATTTGCTACCTGCTGTTTCTGGAATGCGCCTTTCAAGAAATTTAGGCGGTTGAATTCTCTTCTATTATTAAACTTAGAAGCATTGCCCTGTTTATCAACTACTACTGTTCCTTCTGGACCAGTATGTTCTCCTGCAACGCTATGCTCATATGGAGAGTTCTTTGCTAGAACACCGACTAATACATTTTTAGCGTTTTGAAGATGACCGTGTAGCTTTAACACTTTATCGAAATGATCTCTATTATTACTAATGTGAGAAAGCATTTCGCCATGAGCCTGTATTCTCTTTTGTCTGGCTGCTTCAGTTTTAACTTTTTCTAGATCTTTCTGATGACGTGCAGTCAAATGATCCATATATCCTTGAACTGACGGATCACCGCCAGTTCTAATCATGTTATTCACATGAGCTTCTAAATTAGCTCCGTGCCCAGAAACCGCATCCATTGCCTCTGGTTTCATAGAAGCGTAAACTCTTTTAGCTTTCTCCATATGATTGAGAAACGCTTTTTGTTCAAGCGGTGTATAGTTTGATGCATTTACATCTATAGTAGGATCAATGTTATTAACATCCGGATGATCCCTGAACTTAGCACGTGTTTTATCGTCTAGTGGTTGCGCTGACATGCTACCCAAACCGCCACGTCCAGAATATTTTGTATGAACAACAATGCCCAATTTTTTGAACATATTTCTACCTTCTGGTGAATTACTATCAGCAGAATACGAAAGCGTATTAGGAGTTACAGAAGTTTTGCCATCTTTTTCAACAGCATCGCCTTCTGTGTGCATTAGATCGCCTTGATAAACACCGCCTTCTCGTGGCAAGATATTTGGAAGATGACGCAATGCGTGTTTTAGCTTATCAACTAATCCAGGAGCATGACCGTGGTTGTTTTCAATGTCCTCATCGCTATAATTAATCTTTGGCGTTTTATTAAACGCTGATTTAGAAGCTACGAAAGGCTGACCAGTTTCAGGGTGAATACCAAATACAATTGACGGAGCTCCATCATATTTTGTAGAAGCATGTAGTTTAGATCTTTTTCCTAACAACATGTCATGCATGCCACGAAGATGTTCATCCGCTGTAGCAACTCCTTCATGTCCATTATGAATAACATGATCTTCGACGTGTGTTAAATGCTTCAATGCCTTGCCTTCTGGAGCTTCGGCTTGTTCTGAAAGGAATGTTTTGAAATCTATTCTCATATGTCCTGATGCCCCATATATGTTGAATCTTTATGCGCTTGATGCATGTGCTCTGGATAACCGTTTGGTGCAACCCTTGTGCTTACTGGCTTAGATCTTTTTACTGGTGCTGATGCAGGGACTGACGGTGGTTCTACGCCATGTTCTGATTTATCCCAAACGTGAACGCCAGCTCTATTTACCATACTACCACCACCAGCTGGCGATGAGTCAACTACCAAACTGGTATTATGGCCAGTGGGAGAAGATATTGTTGTATTAATAGTTCCTGGATTGCTGGTAATTTTATAATTACCAATTGAAGAATCAAAACCTTTATCAAAATCTGATTCTGCATCAGAGATTGTAGAGAATCTTTCTGGTGCACCTTTTTTGACAGCTGCTGCAGTATTTTTAGCAGTATTTAATCTCACAACAGGCATTTGCCCTTCTTGTCTACCAATGTTATAAAACTTCTTCATAAATTCTCTAATCGCTTCATGTTTAGAAGGATCTTTTTGTTGAGCAAAAATATTTTGTAAATGTTTTGACATAGAAGCGTTTGTAGCTCTCTTAGCAGTTTCTGTTCTAGAATCTCTTAGATTTGCATACAAATCTTGAAATTGTTTTCTTGTTTTGGGGTCGGAATACATGTGAGCATATTTGTCTTCTTTTGCTGGCTCTGCTTTTTCTAAATATCTAAAAGCATCTTCGCTTAATTCTAAATTACCTTCTTTATTTGTTTTGATATGGCCAGGTAATGTTATTCCATTTTCGCCAAAATGTTTATTTAAAAACGATTTATTTTTATTAAGAATACCCAAATGAGCTTGTTTAGCAGCATTTTCTGCATTTAATGCGTCAACCCCAAAAGTTCCTTTTTTACCTGTTATTTTTTGATGATATTCATCTATAAATTTTCTCAACGGACCCATACCAGGATTGTTTAATTTTGATTCTTTTCCTGATTTCAAACTTACACCAAAATATCTTCCCTTGTGACCATGTTCAACAACAATATCTGAATTATTTTTCTTATCTTCTATATTTTCATATCCAGGCAATCTGTTAATGTCTTTTTTGTTTGCAGTAAAATGAACACCTTTAATATCTTTGATACCATTTTTGTGAAGATGATCTATTAAATGTGATGCGCCATGAAGCGCATGTAAATAACTATCATGGTATTTTTCCGATGAAAGTTTAGAACCAAATTCATCATGCAACTGTTTAGCAGTTTTATTATCTACGTCCTTGAACTGAGGCATATGCGTAATATCATACATATAACTGCCTTTAACTCTCTTAGGGTTGCTAATAGCAGCCAATGCAGCCTCATGAGCCTTTTTATGACCCAAAGATTTGTTCTTCTGGTATTCTTGGGCGTAGTGATGGACTAGCCCACCTAATAGAACTTCGTGCAACTTTCCTGCTTCATTAGTAGAAAGTCCGCCAAGATCCTTCTTTTCTGTCAAGTATTGTGAAAATGAAAACATTACTATCCCCAGAGTTATTGAGAAGATTTTATCATATTTATAAATGCAAAAAGGGCAAGCCCTTGCGAGCTTGCCCCAATACCTTTCTGACAAAAATACGGTCGGGTGGAA